GTGGTGAAAATAACGCAGACGAGGATGTATATAAAATGTTAGGGGGTGTAAATGGTATAAATAAAAATTCAAATATATTAAGCAATGAGTGACGAAACAAGAAGAATAATTATTAAAAAAGGGAGTGGAGTTCCTACAATTCCAACAAGTGCAGACCATAGAGATGGTAGTTGGTTGGCTACTGATATCTATGAAGGTGAGTTCTATATGGATACCGTAACAGGTAGTATATACACACGTACAGCAAGTGGTATTGAAGAAATTATTTATGATGTCGCAAGCTTTGAATTATCAGCAAATAAAGCAACTGATTTTAGTGTAATTAACAATACTAAATACCCAACAACACAAGCGGTTGAAAATCAAATTGATGCTAAATTAGTAGTTGAAAATTATTGGACTGTTAAAAGTGATGAAATTGCAAGGGGTTACAGGGCGCAACATAACTCCACAACTGTATTAGCTGAAAATATAGCTGCCGGAACTTTGCAAGGTACAGCAACAGCAGTAGCAGTTTCAACGACTTCAATACAAACTAAAAAAACACGTTTAAAAATTGGTGTTTCTACTCCCGCAGCAAATGGTATTTGTGCTTATAGGTCAACAAGTGCTTTTAATATCATGGAAATGGGTTGGCGTATGTGTGTTGCGTTTGGTATTTCTGATACGGGATTCAATACAGGAGCGAGACAATTTTACGGAATGACAAGTTCAACAGCTTCTTTGGGTATCTCATCCACTGTAACAGTGGCAAGTTTGACAAATATTATAGGTATAGGCTCAGATTCAACAGATACTAATTTACAAATATTTCACAACGATGCAACAGGAACGGCAACTAAAATAGATTTAGGTTCTAATTTTTTAGCAAATAGAACAAGTGGAGCGGCTGCAACTGATTTTTTTGTTTTAGATATGTATAACCCTTATAATTCAAATACTGTTTATTACAAAGTAACTTCATTAGAAAATAATTTTACCGTTGAGGGCTCTATTTCAACAGATTTACCAAGTAACACAACGCCAATAACTATACAAGCAATTAGGACTTCGGGTTCAAGTTCAAATGCTTGTAGTTTTGATATTTCACAATTAACATTAAATTGTTTGTCATGATAGAAGTAATACAAGAAGTAAGAGGTTCTTACACATATGTTGAAAGTAGTTATTCAAATATTATTAAAGTAGGTAACGAGGTTTTAAATGCTAACGTTTCAAGTGAAATAACAGCACAAGAAACAATTATTAACGATTATATTGCTTCATTATAATGGCACAAGAAGAAATAATATTTAAAGTAGGTGTTGACACTGGAGATAGTGCTAATAAGGTTGCTACAGTTGAGGAACAGTTTGACATACTTAAGAAAACAATTAGCGACACAGAACAAGAAGTTGAAGAGCTAACCAAGCAATTTGGAAAGAACTCGCAAGAAGTTGAGAGCGCTCGAAAAAAGTTAGGTAACCTTAATGAATCTTTTAATCAGCTTAAAGGAGCAGCAACAAATGTTAACTCAACCTTTGCAGATGTTTACGGAGAATTACAACCTTTAACAACTCGTCTAGGTGAGGCAGAAGATAGACTTTATGAGCTATCATTAGCTGGTAAGCAAAACACGAAAGAGTATAAAGATCTACTAGAGACTGTTGCTCGTTACAAGCAAACGCAAATTGAAACTGATAGAATAATAGATCAGGCTGCATTAACTATGACTCAAAAACTCGGAGCTGCAATACAAGGAGCTGCAAATGGTTTCATGGTTGTGCAAGGTGCGTCTGCTTTATTTGGTAGTGAGTCGAAAGAACTAGAGAAAGCACTATTGAAAGTACAAGCTGCAATGGCACTTGCTCAAGGTATCGAAGGTGTTAGACAGGCAATCCCATTGTTTAGTAATTTTGCCAATACTATAAAAACAAAAGTTATAGCATCATTCACTTCCTTAAGAGGAGCTATAATGTCAACAGGTATCGGAGCATTAGTTGTTGCTATAGGTTATTTAATCTCAAACTTTGACAAGTTAAAAGGTGCGATGAGTTCGGGGTTGACTGCAGCAAAAAACTTTGAAACTTCTACATCTAATCAAGCAGAAGAGGCACGTAAAGCATCTGATAATTTTACTGAATACGAGCGTACACTAAAAAGATTAGGTTATACTGAAGATGAGATAAACAACAAAAGAAAAGCACGTTATAAAGATGCAATTGAAAAAACACAAAAAGAAATAGCAGCATCAAAGGATGTATATAAAGAACAATTAAAAAACTTAAAGATTGTTGAGAGCTTTGATAAGTGGGGATTCAATGCAACAGGTCGATTATTATTTGGTGATGAAGAAGATGCTAAAGCGCAACAACAAAAGATAAAAGATTTAAGTGCTAATTTAACAAAGCTGCGAAATGATCAATTTGAATACAATCAAAAGATAAAAGAAGAAAGAAAAAAAGATAACGAGGATGCTGATAAGAAACAAGCTGAGGCAAATGAGAAAGCAAGGGAAAGAAGAAAACAAAATTTAGAAGATATTCGCCAAAATAAAATACACCAAATTGAATTAGAAAATGCACGTATATTAGAACAGGAAACTTTAGAAAACGCATACTACGATAGTTTTAAAACACAACAGCAATTAGAAGAACAAGCGGTCAGAGATAAGTATTTTACTATCATTCAAACCACAAAAGATAATGAGACTTTAAAACTTGCACAACAAAAAGAATTAGATGCTATTGCTTTAAAATATAAAGAAGAAGCGGACAAACAAGAAAGCGAACGTTTAAACAACATAGGACAACAATACGAAGACTTTGTAACACAATATACCGAAGCGGTTAATTCAGTATCAGAGAATGAAAAACTAGCGGTTAACGATAAGTATAATTACCTTATTGAGAAAGCAAAAGAGTATGGTTTTAGCACTGTAGAATTAGAGAAAAAAAGAGCTGCAGAATTAAAAGAAATAGATAAAGAACTATTACAAGCAAAAGAAAAATTTGTAGATGAAGTTTCTAATATGCTAGGAGCTTTATCTAGTTCAGCAGCTGAGGGAAGTAAAACACAGAAAGCTTTTGCGGTAGCACAATTAGCAATAGATACAGCTAAGTCTATCGGCTCGGTTATTAGTGGAGCTACCGCAGCCGCAGCCGCAGGAGGGCCAGCTGCACCATTCTTGATTGGTGGATATATTGCTAGTGGAATCGCAACGGTTACTAAAGCGATGAGTACAGCGAAAAAGTTATTAAATGCTCCTTTACCAAGTGTACAACCACCTAGTGCTAATAGACCTACGGATAATGCGCAAGGTACTACTCAACAAGGTACACAACAAACAATACAAGCTCAAAGTACATATAAAGTAGTAGTAGTGGATTCAGATATTACTAAAATGCAAGATAAGACAAAAAAAGTTAATGCGATAAGTACTATTTAATAAAAAATTTTTATATTTACAAAAACGTTCTTTTAATATGTTACCTTTTTACGAATTGGTTATTGATGAGTCTGATGATACAGGTGTAGATTTTAACGCTTTTGTACTACGACCAGCTCACGGTAAACCTTATTTTGCCTTCAACAAAGAGCAAAAGATTCAGTACTTCTTTAATGAAGAAAAAAGAATAGTTACAGGTGTAATGATGAGTGCTAATACTCCTATATACCGAAGTAATCCAGATAGATTCGTGCTATTCAAAGAGGAAACAATTAGAGCGATAAGAACTAAATTCCACAAAAACGGATTTTCCAATAACGTTAACGAAGAACATAATCCTGATTTAAAACTAGATGGGGTTAAAATGATTTCTAGTTATATCGTTTCTCATCCTTCTCACATTCCTAGCCAATTTAAAGCAATGAATTTGCAAAATGGTACTTGGATAGCATCTTATAAAATTGACAATCCTACGGTATGGAATAAGATAAAAAAAGGGGAGTTTAGTGGGTATTCTGTTGAGGGGTATTTTGATCAAAAAGAAATTAAATTAAAACAAATATGAGTAAATCAATTTTCGATTTCTTCAAAAAAGAAGAAAACAAAGTAGTTTTTGCTGAGGTAAAGACTGTTGATGGGATTGTACTTCAATACGATGGTGAACTTGCTGAGGGTACACCTTTATTCGTGTTAGATGAGGAAGGCAATCAAATTCCTGCACCTGAGGGTGAATACCAAGTTGAGTATGAAGACCAACTATGGGTAGTGTCTATTGACGTGAACGGTGTTCTAGTGAAATTAGAAGCGGTTAACGTAGAAGAAGAGCCTATGTCAGAAGAAGAGCCTGTTAATGAAATGATGTCAAAACAAGAGTTTGATGCTATCATTCAACAAGTTATTACGGACACAGATTCTAGAATTACAGCACTTGAAGCGAAGTTCGCTGAGTTGTTAGAAGTAAAAGAAAGTAAGTTTAAAGACGAAAGAAAAAAGGTAGAAATGTCTAAGGAGCTTACAGTAAGAGAAATATTAACTAAAAAATAAAAATCAAATGTCAATCAAAAGAACATTAAAAGAAAAGTTCGGTTACGATGTATCAGGACTTGCAGCATGGAAAGATAATACTTTACCTAACATTACACCTGATTTAGTAGCGACTTCAAGATTCCTTGAAAAATTAATGTTAGAGGAAGGTGTTAAAGGATCTCGTGAGATCGCTTTATTATCTTCATCTGTAGCGTTACAGGCGAAAGCAGCGTGTACACCTTCACCAGATGGATCTGTAGTTTTCACTGAGAAAGTTTTAACAACCAAACCATTGTACATGGGTGTTGAGTTTTGTAATGAAACTTTGAACACAAAAATGACTCAAGTATTAAACGCTTTAGGAATGAAAAACCAAGATGGTCAATTACCTGCACCGCTTGAAACTATCTTAATGGCTTATTTAACTAAACAATTACAGAAAAAAGCTGAGCGTTTAGTATGGTTAGGTGATACAGCATCATTAGATACTGAGTTAGTACACTTTGATGGTTTAGTAAAAGCGTTGAAAGCTGATACTTCTGTATTGAAAACTACTACTACTTTCGCAACGTTGACTACTTCAAATGCTTATTCTGCTGCTTACGAGGTTTTCACTAAGATCCCTGCTGAGATTTTTGATAACCAAATGGAAGTTGCTTTATATACAGGAAGAACTGAAGCTTTAGCTATCATTTCTGAATGGAATACTGCGAATGCTTACGATCGTATCCAATACACTTCAGAAGGTGGTTCTATTCGTTTCATTTTACCACAAACTAACGTTGAAGTAATTACTGTACCTGCATTAGATGGTTCAAACGAAATCTTTGCAATCCCTACTTCATTGGTATTCTTAGGTGTTGATGCTCGTGAAGATGAGAACTTCGATATTAAATACGATGCTTACAACGAGAAATTGAAAGTTGACACTTCTTTCAGATTAGGTGTACAATATGTATTCCCTCAATACTTTGTAAGAGTTAAAAGAGCTTAATTATTAATCTAGGGAGCCTAAAAACTCCCTTTTTAAAATATTATAAATTATGTGCGAATTAAGTGCGGGCTTTAATGCCTTAAATTGTGACTCCGCTGGTGGTATTGCTACCTTATACATTGGATCACTTCGAGATGAAACTACAGGAGCTGCTAACTATACGTATACACGTACAGCTGGTGAGCTTACTGCTATGGCTAACGTTGGAGCTAAATTGTTTTACACTGTAACTGTTGACGCTGAGATGTCTGACTTTACTGTTAATGCAATCGGTTCTAGAGAAAACGCTTCTACTGCTTTTGAAATCACAGGAAACATCAAACTAGCTGGTAATACCGCAGCTATGATTGAGCAATTAGAAAACCTTTCAAAAGATAGAGTTTGTGTTATTGCTAAACTAAATGATGGTACAAATGAAGTTTTAGGTTTAGATAATGGATGTAAATTCTTATTCAATCGTACTTCAGGGACTAAGTTTGACGACATGAACGGTGTTACTTTGACTTTCTCTGGGCGTGAAAAGAAAAACGCTCCGAAAGTAAGTGATGTAATCGTTGCTGCTTTATTAGTGTAATCTAAAAATCAATAAATTTAAGGGAGTTATTAGTTTAGCTCCCTTTTTTAATACTTAAAATCATGGAATATTTAGAGAATTTCAAAGGTCAATCGGTTTGGATTGATAAAATAAAGTGTTTTTTAGTGGCAAATGAAGAAAATAAAGAAATTTTATTTAAACTATTGCCGAATATTTTTCAAGAAATAACTAACTTTAACGAAGTAAAACCTGTAAAACGTGTTCTTTCTAATCGAAAAAAATCAAAATAACTCAATTTGCTTAACTCTAACTGAGAAAGCGAATGATAATTACCCTGATATTTGGTTGTTCAGATTCGTAAATGAGCAATCTAAGAAAGAATATTACTGCAATCTAACCGATTTATCCACTACAAAGAAAAGATTTAACCTATTTAATCTATACGAGGGTACAAGTGTTACTTTACCTTTGGGTGATTATACGTATTACGTGTATCAAATGGAGATAGTCGAAGATGAAAACTATAATCTAGGCATACTTTGTGAACAAGGGAAAGCGAGAGTTAAAACTGATTCTACTGCTATACCTACTTTCACACAAACCACAACAATAAAGAATATTTATGAGTGATAACTACATATTTAGGGAAGCTAAAATTCCTTTACCAATAGAAAAACAAAAAGCTGGACAAACTTGGATAAGTTGGGGAGATGATAATGCTTATCCACAATTCTTAATTGGACTTTATTACAATAGTTCAATCCATCAGGGGATAGTTAACTCTAAGGTTAAGTATATAGCTTCAAGTGGTTTAGATTCACAAACTACAGATATACAAAAATGGGAACTTATTAAAAAGAATGGTAATGCACCATTTAGCTTAGATGAAATTTCATTAATGGTTGCGAAAGATTTTGAGTTATTAGATTCATTTGCTATCATGTTTAGAAAAAACCCTATCTCAAAATTTTGGGATATGCATCACGTTTCAACAGAATTGATTCGTAAAGGTGAGGACTCTAGTTTTTTTTATTACTCAGAGAATTGGAAAGATAGAGTACAAACTGAAGAAAAAACAGGTTTTAAAACTATCAAGAACATTGAAGATTTAAGCCTTGAAGATAAAGAATGCTTATTATATGTTAGCTCACGTTCTAAGCAACATATTTTAGATGAGAAAACAGGTTTATTGACTAAGTCTGTTTACCCTATTCCATCATATAGCGGCGCAATTAAATCAATCATGGCATCAATTGAAATGAATTACTTTAGATATTCTGAGGTTGTTAATTCTTTCAAGGGTGGTACAATGATTAACATTCCAACAGGTGCACCTGACAACGAACACGACAAGAAAAAATTGATTGCACAATTAAAAGGAGATGCAAGTGATCGTGATAAGCAAGGCGGAATAGTGGTTACCTTTTCAAGAGGTTCGGAAAATGCTCCTACGGTTACGCAAATAAACGGTAATAACTTAGACCAAAGATACTTATTGACTCAAGAAAGCATAGTTGACGATATAATGGTGGGTCATAGTGTAATTAGTCCGACTTTATTCTCAATTAAAACAGCTGGTCAATTAGGAGGCTCACAAGAGCTTGAAACAGCGTATCAATTATTCATGAATAACTACGCTTTAGAGCGTCAAAAAATCATTACAGATGCGTTAGAATATGCACACTATACACTTAATTCATTTGTTGGTGATATATTCTTCCAAAATAAACCATTAAACCTTAGTGGTAAAACGGAAGAAGTTTCTGAGGTTGCTAAAAAAATTAGCGTATTAGAACCTACTATACAACAAGTGATTTTACAAAAATTAACTGTAAACGAATTACGATCTATAGCTGGTTTAAACCCTATTCCTAACGGGGATATTATTCAACAATCATTTAAAAACGAAGTGAGTGATGATACTATTATTTCATGGTTTTCTGAATTAGGTAGAACAGAATACAAAGAGGTATTTAGCCAAGAGGTAAAAGACTTTACTAAACTTGAAATGTCGGAAAAGGAACTACTTTCTAAATATTCTTTCGCTAACGACTTAACTGAGGACCAGTTGAAGATAGTTGAAATGATTAACAATGGTGAAAGCTATGGTTCAATCGTTAAAGCTATTGACAAAGGTGCGACATATGTATCTAGGCAATTAGTAGAGCTTGAAAAGTTAGGAATAATTAAAGGCTTTGAACTTACACCAAAAGGAAAATCAAACGTAGGAGAGGTATCTTTTGAAGTTGTTTACCAATATAGAGAGAGAGAGGGAATACCGCCTTTAAAAGGTGAAAGCAGACCATTTTGTAAAAACTTAATTGCTTTACAAAGAGTATTCACAAGGGAGGAGATTGATATGATTTCAGCACGTTTACGAGCAAACGGAATAGATAGAGATGTTTGGCAGTATAAAGGTGGTTGGTATCACAATCCTGAGACTAACAGAAATACTCCTAGCTGTCGACATACGTTTTACCAAATCGTTATAAGTAAATAAGTTATGGCACATTTAATAAGTACAACAAATCTTAAAGCATTATCTTACATTAGTTCAAATGTAGATGATCTTTTACTTTCTACTTTAATTACTAGGGTGCAAGACACTGTATTGGAGTCGATTTTAGGTAGTCAATTATTTAACCGACTTTTGCAAGGTGTAGATAACGACGATCTAAATGCTGATGAGGTTCTTTTGTTAGATACTTACATTAGTCCTTGCTTAGTCGCTGCAGTTGAAAAAAGGGCTACTGATATGACTACTTTAGAACTTCGACAAATCGGTGTAGCTCGAGTAAGTTCGGATGGTGTAAACACGGTAAATGAGCAAGAATTAAACAGATTAAGCAACTCTTTGAATAAAGACTATAATTTCTACCGTGAAAGGTTAATAAGGTTCTTAAAATTGAATTATACAGTTTACCCTGAATATACTTCTTATTACGATTATCTTTATCCTTGTGATGATCTTAATCAAATTAATCCGGATAGAGGTTTTTCAGACACAAACATTAACTTCGCATGATAACGAGTATTAACCAACTTTCGGAGGAGCTTAAAGCTATTCAAGAAGCGCACTACCAATTGAATTCTTACTATTTTGGTGAGTTTAATTTGGCTTTACAGAATAGGAGCTTGGAATATCCTTTACTAGTTTGTGATTATAACAATGGTTCTATCAACGTATCTAATACTTCAGTTCAGCTATTCATTATTGTCGCAGACAAAGTATACAAAGACAATTCTAACTTAATAGAAACGAAATCTGACACACTTCAAATATGTAGAGATATATTCAACGTAATGAAGAAGTCTCAACGTTGGCAAGTTTTAGGACGAGTAACTCAAGGAAACGTAACTTCATTTGTTGAACGTGGTAAAGACGAGGTTGCAGGACACGTAATGAACGTAACTATAGAACTGAGAGATACAAATGGTATTTGTGAACTACCTTTGAATGGTTATGATTTCGGTGGAAGTGGAAGTCCTTCGTGCGATCCTGTTTTAATCGTTAATAGCAATGGTACATTTAGTGTATCAGCTCCAAGTGGAAGCACTTATGAGTTGGATGACATGCTTTTTAAAGTATATGTGAATAGTAATTTTAAAGAAGATATAACAATAATAACCTTAGATAATTAAATTATGCCAAATACAGTAAACATTTATGTGAATAAGACCGACATGGGTCTTGATTTAGTCAATAATACAAGTGACTTGAATAAACCAATTTCAACAGCTACACAAACGGCTTTAAATGGTAAAGAAGATGTTGCAAACAAGTCAACAAACACAAATTTAGGGACTAGCGACACGCTTTATCCTAGTCAAAAAGCTGTTAAAACTTACGTAGATTCTGCGGTGAGTGGTGCGCCTGTACCTACTTTATCACAAGTAACTGCGGTAGGTAGTTCAACAAGCACACCAATTTCAGTTTTAAACGCTACGTTTAACTCTAATATTACACCTAGTCAAATAACTACGTTTAGAGGTACTAAGGGAGTTGTGAATGATGCTGAAGGTGAAGTGTGGATAAATACAAATGGTAATTTTAAAGGTAAGTTAAAAGCTACAAATTTAACTGCTGAAATCAATCTAGAATTTCCTAATAAAACAGCAGGTACTTATACAATTGCAACAACTGATTTAATAGGTGCAGCGAATGGATTAGCTGAGTTAGATGGCACTGGGAAAGTTCCAAGTTCACAACTTCCAAGTTTTGTTGATGATGTTGTTGATTACGCAAATTTAGCTTCATTTCCTGTTACGGGTGAAAGTGGGAAAATCTATATAGCTTTAGATACTAATTTAACTTATCGTTGGAGCGGTTCTGTTTATGTAGAAATTAGTCCTAGCCTTGCTTTAGGTGAAACTTCTGCTAGTGCTTATAGAGGGGACAGAGGAAAAATTGCATACGATCACTCACAACTAACTAGTGGTAACCCTCATAATGTAACAAAAACAGACGTAGGGCTTTCAAATGTGCCTAATTTAGATGCTACAAACCCTGTTAATATTGTTCAAACGGCTAGTTACAGATTTGTAACTGATACAGAAAAATCAACTTGGAATAGTAAAGAGAATGCAATTACAGCAGGTACAACAGCACAATATTATAGAGGTGATAAAACATTCCAAACACTTGATAAAACAGCAGTAGGTTTAGGAAACGTAGATAATACAAGTGATGCTAATAAACCTATTTCTTCAGCTACGCAAACAGCTTTAGATAACAAGTCCGATAAAAACATCACGTTAGATCGTAAAACAGCATCTTACACGCTAGTCGCTAACGATAATGGAAAGTTGATTGAGATGAATGTTGCAAGTGCTAACACGTTAACGATTGACGCTAGTTTATTCTCAGCAGGTAACCAAATTTTAATTAGCCAATACGGAGCCGGTCAAACGACTATCACAGCAGGTGCTGGTGTAACGTTAAGAAGTAGCGGAGGTAAGTTAAAAACTTCAGCTCAATATTCGTTAGTTACGATTATAGCAATTTCAAGTACTGAGTTTTACGTAGCAGGTGATTTAACAGCATAATTATGATACTAGCAAGTAACGGAATAATAAGTGTGAGTAGGGGTGATTCAGATGCACAAGCATTTATAACAGCTGCTGGAATAACCGACAATACACAAAAAACAGCTATAACACAATTAGTAACTGATTTAAAGACTAATTCTTTATGGACTAAATTTTACGCATTTTATCCATTCGTAGGAGGTACAGCTTCAGCTCATAAATTCAATTTAAAAGACCCTAGAGATTTAGATGCCGCTTATAGATTAACATTTGCAGGCGGTGGCACACACTCATCGTTAGGTTATGTAGGTAACGGAACAAGCGGTTACGCTAATACATTTATAACGCCTAACGGTCTTATAACACAAAATAATTTACATATAAGTTATTATTCGCAAACAGCCGGTACGGGTACAGCTGATGATATTGGAGTATTTCAATCTGGAAAAGCACCTATTGAAATTTACATGAGATATAACACAACTTCTTCATTATTATATTTAAATGCAAGTGCTGGTAATTCACCAACTACAACAGGTAGGAAGTATACAGTAGCTTCAAGAACTAATGGTACTACTATTTCATCGACAAATAATGGAGTTAGTACAAGTGTATCAAGTAATTCAGCGAGTAGTTTATGTACTGTGCCAATATTTATTCACTCATTAAACAACAACGGTACACCATTAGGTTATTCATCAAGAACAGCCTCAACAATTACAATAGGTGTAGGGTTAACAGATGCAGAGGCACAATCTTTAAGCACAATTGTAAACACTTATAATACAACTTTATCAAGAAATGTTTATTAATATGCAAGTTTTTAAAATTACACAAGAACAAAAAGATCTTTTAATCGGTCAAACATGGGACGGAGTTACATTCTTTAACCCTACAATTGACGCAACAGGTCAGTATTTCGTATCTCAAGAAGAAGTAAACGGTTGTGATAAACCCGAATTTCAATGGTTAAAATCGTGTGAATTGATTGAACATAACCCCGTAGTAGTTAACTTTCCTAGATAATTATTAATTTAGCACCATGAACGAAATTAAAAGCATTTTAGAGGTAATTAGAAGAATGAAAACTACGGTAATTTTAATTTTGTTTGTGGTGTTTGTTTTATTCTATTACAAGCCACTAATAACAGAGGTAGTTGAAATAAAAGTTAAGAAGCCCGATGAGATTAAAAGAGACGTAAATAACAACGTTTTAATACAACAGTTACTAAATGATTTGATGCTTAAATATAACGCTGATAGGGGATATATATTTAGGTTTCACAATTCGATTCAATACTACGATGGACATCACAAAAATCATCAATCATTGGCGTTTGAAGTGTGCAATAAAGGAATATCTAGCGAAAAATTACAATTACAAAATTTACCAACTAGTCTATTTCCTGTGTTTTTACAAGAAGTGATGCTAAATAAAATGATTTATACAGATATCAATGAAATCAAAGAAAACGCCACTAGGATAGCTTTAAAGGACCAAGGAATAAAAAGTATAATGATATCTCCTGTTTTTAAAGATGGTCAATTTGTGGCTTATATAGGTTTAGACTTTGTAAAAGATAGCTTAAGTCCAAACGTAAATTTTAGAGAATTTAGAAAACACGCTTCTGAAATAGGAGCTATATTAACACAATAAGAATATGAAATTTTTAGAGAGAATTAAGGCTAAAACGCCTAAGAAAAACAAGAAGATTACACAAGTTGTAACCGTATTAGGTGCAGTTTCTTTGGCTATTGCTGAAAGCGGTATCGTAGACAATCGCCCATTAATTAAAATAGGCTTAGAAGTCTTATCTGTTAAGCTGGGAGCGGTTGCAGTTTATAACGCACAAAAGGTGGAAGATGGACAAAATAACGATTGAAAGAATTAAACTTGCTCACCCTAAAATAAGACAGGAATTAGAGCAATATTATATCGAATGTAATAATCTTTTACCAAAAGGTGTTAGATTGAGGTTTGCATACGTGTACAGAAGTATAAAAGAACAGGACTCTTTATTTAATCAAAGACCGAAAGTAACCAATGCTAAAGGTGGTCAATCTATACACAACTATGGTCTAGCTTTCGATTACGTTATACTACTAGATAAAGACAATAACGGAACTTTTGAGTCAATTGAATGGGATTTAAAGTCACCTTATCATAAAGTTGTTTGGGATTACTTTAAAAGCAAAGGTTATGAACATGGTGGAGATTGGAAAAACTTCAAAGATTATCCACATTTTCAAAAGGCATTCGGTTATACTTGGCAACAATTAAAGAAAAAAGTTGATTCGGGTGATATTATTCGAGTAGATAATATTGTATATCCAAAAATATAACTATATTTGAGAACATTTTCCATTCTTTCATTTTTTTAAATTAAACAATTAAGGCTATTTCGGTAGCCTTTTTTTATTGCCTATGAAACTATCAGAACTAGAAGCCAAACTTAAAGAGATTACAGAGTTTAAAAATCTCAATCTTTCACACGGTCGAATTACCGATCCTAAAAAATTCATTGATATTAATATTTCTTATCTAAAAGCTCAATCCGGCAAACGTAGGTATCTTCCTTATTATGATCGACTTCTGGAGTTTTATCTCCTCAATAAGTAAATCAAATATTAAAATATTCTTAGAAAATATAACTTTTATTTTGTATTTAGGTTATTTAGCCTTATATTTGTGTATCTAAAAATTAAAAGATATGCGAGATAAAACACTACTACAAACGTATAAAGACTACTTTTCAAAAGAAGTACCTAATACGTTAGAATTCACTCAGCTTAAAGTGATAGCTATAAAGCGACTTAAAGCAAACCGATTTAAACTAAAAGAAATACAGGAAGTAATCGGAATCTGTTATAAGAACGTTTTAAAGCTGAATTCTAGAGAAATAAACAAAGAGTTAGAATTATTATTCGACACTCTAATAACTGAAAAAATTTACCCAACTAAACAAAACAACAGAACGACATGGACAAAGTAATATATTTAATAATTATGATAGGCTTTTTATTCGTTGTAAAAGCTCTTTTATCAAGAATGGAGGAAATGTCTGAGAAGAGAAAGAAAGTACGTGAGAAACGAGAAAAAGTGCGTAATTACGAAACGATTGACTATACTAATTTCAATCCTAACACTGGTCGTTATGAGAATTAGAAAACCATACCACAAAAAACACTTCAAGAACTTGCCAATTGACGTTCAAAATAGAATCTACAACTTGATAAGTAGAGGAAAAACTTTATACCAAATAATCAAGTTAGAGAAAGTTTCGGTATCAAGCCTTCATTTATTATTTGAAGAAATTCAAAAGCCTGTTTCGAGAGGTAAAATAGGGCATAGAGATGAAGCTTACTGGAGTGAGGAGTACATGATCAACGGATATATAGCTCCCACTTATGACGAGCTAAGCGAAAGTGAAAAAGTAATTTATAATATGAAAAAAATATGATTGAAAGTACAATATACATGGCTCGAATGATGTTTAAAGACTTAATCGAGGACTATTCACAAGAAAGTTTAGAACGTTTTGCAAACGATTTTAAGAACTTGGAAGAATTATTTGAAGAACAAATGAAACAGGCCTACTATCAAGGATATAACGACAGATGGCACGTTGATAGATCGGATTTGCCACAAGCTTTTAACGATTATATTAACACATATAAAAAATAATTATGAAAGATCAATTATCAGTAATGTACCAAGTGATTTGTTTATCACAGGTAATGTTAGAAACTATAGAAGAACTAGAAGAAAACAACCTATTTAAAAAGAACAATAAAGAACTATTTGAAAAGTTTTATGATGTTGTTTCAGACCTTGCAGAAAACAGCACTGACAAACTAACAGATAAGCAAATACAATCTTATCAGTATTCGACTGACAAGTTAAGAAAGGTAGTAGAAAGAATTAATATAAAATCAGTTTTGTAATGAAGATAGGAGATGAAGTAAAAGCGATAAAACAGTATGTTTATGGTGCTGGACACCCTAACGGAGGACGTGATGCCCTTATTATAGGAGCTATTTATAAGATAACAGATCAAAGCTGGTCTATGAATACTTTCTCAATAGTTGATAATTTTGGGAATAAGCTTTGGTTTAATAACGAGAACGATCATTTTGAAATGGAGAAAAAAGATGCTATTGTTGAAAGCGTTGTTGCGAAGTATTTAAGGAGATCTAAAGTTGGTATTGATAAGTATGGTACAACTTTACAAGAAAACAACATAGATGACTTTCTTTTGCACCTTCAGGAGGAATTAATGGATGCTTCGCTTTACATTGAAAAACTAATTAGTCAAAGAAATGGAAACAAGTAGAAAATGTTACACTTGTCAGATCGAAAAACCACTTTCTGAATTCACACCCTCAAAAAGAAAATACCAAATCAAAAAGTATCTTAACCATATGTTAAATTGTGACGAGTGCATTTTGGAAAATACTCGCAAAAACAATGGGACTGCTTGGTTTAATTTCGAATTAAATAAATTTGAAGTTCACAATTTGGTGACGGATGAAGAAATCCTTTTGTTCTTTGATAATAAACTCAGAAAATTTAAGAAATGAAAATAACAGATAAAGCTCCTGTTGGATTCACTTGTCCAGCGATTGATGAAGCGATACAGATAATTGAAAATGTAGATATGAGTAATTACGATCGACTACTAGTACTGGATCTACTTGAAGAGTTACGTGAGGATAACGCTAAACTCCGTGAATATATTAACGAAATATTAGAAAATAATTAGAAAGTATAACCTTTGTTGTTTATATAAGTTATTTATATACCTTTGTAAGGTAATTAAAATTTAAAGAATATGAGTAGAGTATTAAAAAGAGTATTAACAAGAAAATCAATTTTAGGTTTTGGTTATGCTGAATATAGAGATTTGTCAGTACAAATGTTGCTTGATTTAAATAAACATAATTTACTAATTGATGTATATTATGGTCTTGAAAAAATAGACTTTATTCCTGATATATTAGATGAGTTAGGTATAACAGAAGAGTTTAGAATAATTAAACCTTCAAAAGATAGGATTATGAGAGGTAAATTTTACACTCACTTAATAAATAATAGAGATGAAGAAAAAGATTTTAAAATAATGGCATCAAATTTTTGGGATAATAAAAAAAGAAGTAAAAATAAAGAAAAAGGAGATAGCTATAAATATGGTAGCAAGGTATATTTAATGAATAAAAATCACGGAAAATGAAAAAATTAGTATTAGTATTAGGAATAGCAACTTTATTTAGTTGCGAAAAGGAAGTATCAAAAGCATCTAAAACAACTTGTAATTGTCATCGTGAGTGGCAAAATCAACAATACCCTTATTATATAAATGGAGTTCAATATGGTAGTTATTGGTCACAAACTTATTATGGTGAATCAAAACAAGATTTTTGTGCGAATGCTTATGATTGGACATTAAGAAATGGTTATAAAGAAAGATATGTTTGTGAATAATAGTTGCCAATTAAAATAAAAAGGTTATATTTGTACTATCGAAGCGTAGGAAACTCCGAAAACATTTATTAAACAACAGAAAAGCTGACTCAAAAAGGTATTCCTACGCACCTTTTGAAGTTGGCTTTTTCTATTAAATTTTGTTTGTTTTTTTAAAACATTCACAAATTATGGCAGTACAATTAAAGTTCTACGGAACAGAAGTAACAAACACAAATGAACATTCTCTAGATGTTTTTGTAAATTCTCAACTTGAAATAACAGTTAGAATAAAAGATGAATCGGTTGAACACGATTATAACCAGCAAGTAGTTAGTTTAGATAAGCAAACCGCTATTAGATTAAGTCGTGAGTTAAGAAAACAAATCGCTTTATTAGACTAATTATGAATATCGGTTGGGTAAAATTACACCGACAATTTAAGGATTGGGAGTGGTATAATAAATCTGAAATGGTTCATTTATTTATTCATTGTTTGATTAAAGCCAACTTTAAAGATGGTTCATTCCAAGGTATTGAATGTAAAAAAGGATCGTTTATAACTTCTTTAAAACACCTATCTGATGAAACTAATATATCAATTCAGACAATTAGAACGTGTTTAAAAAAGTTACAATTAACAAAAGAAATTTACGTAAAATCAACAAACAAACTAACACAGATAACTATTTGTAATTATGATAGTTACCAACAAGAAAACGAAGACACTAACAAACAACTAACAAACAATCAACAAACAACTAACAAACAACTAACAACAATAGAAGAATATAAAGAAAGTAAAGAAGAAAAAAAAAATATTAAAGACCGCAAAACAAGTTTTGCTATTTCTTTAGAACCTTATCTAGAATTATACAATAGAGAGATGTTAAACAACTTTTATATGTATTGGACTGAACATGGTGAAAAGGATAAAAAGATGAGGTTTGAAAAGGAAAAATCTTTTGATGTAAAATTAAGATTATTGAATTGGAGTAAAAGAAGTGAAAGTTTTAAGCAAAAAGAATTTAAAAAAGAAGTTTTATTTGTAACTCCAGAGGGAATAGAAATTACTGATAAGTTAGTATTACACGTTTATCAACAAACAGGAAAGGTATGATACTTAAAGACGGACATTCAACACAAACTATTTTAGATTATAAAAATGGTTTAATACCTAGAGGGCTTGAATTAGGTATTCATTTTGATGAACATTTTGTTCATAAGCATGGACAATTGAATTTTGCACTTGGACATGATAACGTTGGTAAAACTTATTTTATGGAGTGGTATTTTTTAGCTTTAGCAACAAATCATAATTTAACTTTTACTTTGTTTATGGATGAAAACCCACCTTACAAAGTTTTAAGAGATATGCTTAAAATGTATTTAGCAAAGCCAATAGAAGAAATGAGTGAACTTGAAATAAAAAAAGGTTTAATTAAATTAGAGCATCATTTTAAGTTTGTAGACAATACAAAAAGATACACTCCAGAAGAACTTTTAAACGTATTTAATGAAACAAATACAGATGTTTATTTAATTGATCCTTTTAATGCTTTAAAATCTTCAATGACTTACGCAGGTAATTACGATGTTTTAAATGAACTCAAAATGTTTTGTAAAAGGACAGGAAAAACTATTTATATAAATGCACACCCATCAACAGCTGCAGGTCGTAAACAAGCTGTATATCCAAAAGGTCATAATTGGGAAGGTCATATAATGTTTCCTTTTAAAGATGATATTGAAGGTGGTAAACCTTTTTCTAACAAGGCTGATGATTTTATAATTATTCATCGTTTTAATGGACATGAAAATTTAAGATTTACAACACTAGTAGAAGTTAAAAAAATTAAAGATACTGATACAGGTGGAAGGCAAACTTTAAATGAACAGCCTATATTTTTTGATTATAACTATGGATTTGGTTTTAAATGCGGTGGTAAAGATGTTATTAAAAGACCTAAAGATATTCAAACAGATGCTTTTATACCAAAAGACGAACCTATAAAACCAGCAAACCTAATGAATATAGGTAGGGAAGTAAACGAGTTTAAACCATTAACAGACGATCAATTACCATTCTAATGAAAGAACTAGATTTAATACTAAGCCAGCAAAGGCTTTTAAAAAACATTATTAAGATTCAAAATTCAGTTCAAGATATAGAGCTAAAACATAAAGACCGTAAAGACTTAATCGATTCAATGAATAAAAGTATTGAAGAACTTACACTGGTCCTTAAAGATTTTAGGAATTTAGAGCAAAACTTTAAAACAGTGTCTCAGATGAACGATAAAGTTAACGAACGATATTATATACTAAAAAAAGAATATAATTCGTTAGAAGCAGTTAAAACATCAAATAATGACACTGAAAGTTATATCTTATCTTTAGAGAATGAGAATAGAGAACTTAAAAATAAATTAGATATTTTAATAAAAGAATTATAAAAGTAACTTATATTAAAAAAATAAGTTATATTTGTAGAAATTTAAAACTAAAAATTATGATAACAAGTGAGATTAAAGAGAATGTAATTTATTTACTTAGAAATTTTCCAGAAACAAAAGACTGTGACTTAAAATTAGTTGCTAGGTATTGGGATAAATTTGACGGGTATAATACTGCTGTTTACTTTGAAGATATCTATTATGGTCATGTAACCCACTTTGAAAGTATAAGACGAATGAGACAAAAATTGCAAATGGACAATGAAGAGTTAAGAGGGTTAAGGTATAAGACTAGAAAAAACAAGTTAGAGAAAGAGGTTCGTGAATTAATTAAAAATGATTAAAATGAAAGTATTAAATTTATACGCTTGTTTGGGTGGGAATAGATACAAGTGGGATGAGGTCGCAAAAGATGCAGGAATTGAAATAGAAGTAACTGCGGTTGAATTAGACCCTGAAGCAGCAAGATTATACCAAGATAGATTTCCAAATGATAAAGTAATAGTTGCAGATGCACATCAATATTTATTAGATAATTATAAAGAGTTTGATTTCATTTGGAGTTCACCCCCTTGCCCGACACATAGTAGAGCAAGATATTGGAATAGTTCAAATTATGAAACAACAACACAAGCTGTTTATCCTGATTTGAAACTTTATGAAGAAATACTTTTTTTACAACATTATTATAAGCATGGTAAATTTGTTGTCGAGAATGTAATACCTTATTATGAGCCTTTAATTTTATCACAAAAAAGAGGTAGACATTTATACTGGACTAATTTTAATTTACCAAACGAATGTAATGATAGAGGCTTTAAAATTTCACAAGAAAAAAATGAATTAGATTCTTTATGTAAGTTTCATGACTATGATTTTAAACAATATAAAGGTGAGCAATCAGTAGTTAAAATGGCACGCAACTTAGTAGACTATGAAGCAGGAAGAACTATTTTTGAAACCGCTTTAGGCATTATAAAAAAGAAAGACGAGAAGCAAATTTCAATATTTGATGAATTAAATGATTAAAAAAATACACATACTTTTTAGGCGTATAGACGAACTTTTTAACCTTCCTTATGGTACAAGTAAGGTAGCAATAAAAGAACGCTTACAAATAGAAAGTATAGGTAAATTAGAACATGAAGATTTAAGCTACTTATTGAGGTATGTAGATAATATTTTACTAGAAAATGGAATTGATATAGATGAACACAAATAGAAACATAAAACAAAAGAAATGCCGCTACTGCGAAACTCTTTTTTATCCAATTAGAACAACAGCTATTGTCTGTTCGTATGAATGCTCGATGTTATACACTAAGGAACTAAACGAAAAAAAGGGAAAAAAAGAGTGGAAGGAGCGAAAAGCTAAAATGAAATCTGATCTTATGACTCTTAGTGACTGGTTAAAGATTGCACAATCTCATTTTAACGAATACATAAGACTAAGAGATAAAGATCAGCTATGTATTAGTTGTCAAAAACCACCATTGAAAAAAAATGCAGGTCACTTCTATAATTCAAACAATCATTATAACGTTAGATTTGACGAGCGAAATGTGAATTTACAATGTGAACACTGCAATACTTTTTTAAGTGGATCATTGATTAATTATAGAGAAAACTTAATTAAGAAAATCGGAATTACCGATTTTAATAAACTATCTTTAATAGCAAATGAAACTAGAAAGTTTACTATTTCAGAGGTTAAAGAGATAATCGAGACATACAAAGAGAAAATTAAAACATTAAAAAATTCTTAAAAAGATAACTTTTATTTGCGAGATAAGTTATTTATTATTATATTTGAATATAATTTAAAAATAAAGAAAAATGAAGATTTACCAAAAATTACTGAATGCTAAAAAAAATATTGGCAAAGTAAAAAAGACGATGAAGAACGGACACTTCAAAAACACGTACGCAGACATTAATGCGTTATTGGAAGTTGTTGAGCCTGTTCTTTTAGAAAATGGTTTGTTATTGTTACAGCCTATCATTAATAACAAAGTCATCACTCAGATTATTGACGTTGAAACAGGTGAAAAGATTGAATCTATAATTGAATTAGATGGTAACCTTAACCCACAGCAAAGAGGCAGTCAAATAACTTACTACCGTAGGTATAGTTTACAAAGTGCTTTATCTTTGGAAGTAACGGATGACGATGGTAATACAGCAAGTCAAAATATTACTAAGGTTAAACCAGCACTAAATGACAAAGGTTTTTCACAAGCACTTGAAAGAATAATCAACGGAGAAGTTGAAATAGTAAAAAAGCTGAAAGAAACTTTCACACTTACAGCACAACAAGAAGTAGAGTTAAACGAAGTATTAAAATAATGGAATTAGATATAGATTATGAAAGATATGAATATGAATGGTACAACTATGGAAAATAGCAAGATCAAAGAGATAAATCTATTAGCTTATAGATATCTAGAAGGATTAATGACAGGCGATTTAGGTAAATATGAATCAATCAACACGAAAGTAGTTATTTCGATAGTAGAAAGTATAATTGTAAACGCTGAATCTAATTATGCCTATCATGAAAAGATTGAGGATATCAAAAGAAAATCAGCAGTAAGTGTAATTATTAATCAATTAAACAATTTATAAAATGAAAATCAGATGCTCAAGTTTGCCTAAGATAATGACAAACCCTCGTACAAAAAGCGAGGTGTTGTCTGAAACTGCAAAGTCAGAAATAATAAAGATAGCAAAAGAGGACTTTTACGGGTATAGCTCACAAATGACAAACAAATATGTCGAAAAGGGAATAGAAGTAGAAGATAAGTCAATAGAGCTATTAAATGCGGTTAAATTAGCAAACTACAAAAAGAATACTACAAGACTAGAAAATGATTTTCTAACTGGTGAAGCAGATATAAACGATGAGGTAAACGATGAGATAATAGATATCAAATCTAGCTGGTCCTTAGAAACATTCCCTGCTTTACCAAGTGATATAAACATCAAAGACTACGAAATGCAGTTAAGAGGTTACATGATGTTATATGGTCGAAGTAAAGCAAGTGTGTGCTATTGTATCGTTGACACACCTGATGAGCTTTGTAAATATGAAAATCAAACCTTACACAAAGTAGATCATATAGATCCTTTCGCACGAGTAACTATGTTATCAATTGAAAGAGATTTAGAGATTGAAAAGCAAATAGAGGATAGATGCAAGGTAGCAATTGAGTTCTATTATGATTATATTAGAGAACTAGCAAACAAAAACGTGTAGATATGACAGCAGTAGAATGGTTGCTAAAGATATTAGAAGCTCAAAAAGAAGATGCTTTTAATTATGACGAATGGTTAATAACGTTTAATCATGCTCTAGAAATGGAAAAGGAGCAATTTGAAAAACTAAAAGATTTTGAAACATGGAAAGAATGGAAAGATTTATAATAATAGCAATGTGTTTCTTTTGTCTAACTTCATTCTACGAAGCTACTTACTATGGTGGTAGCTTTCATGGAAACTATACTAAAAGCGGTGAAATATTTGACAAAAATAAATTAACAGCTGCCTCAAATAAATTACCTTTGGGAGCTTTAATTAAGGTGACTAACAAAGATAACGGTAAAAGTGTAGTGGTTAAGATCAACGACACAGGTGCAATGCCAAATCATGTAATAGATCTAAGTGAGAAAGCATTTAAAAAGATAGCTGATTTGAAAACAGGCAGAATTAAAGTAAAAGTAAACATAATAAAATGGAAGTAATAGACAGAGAACATTATACATTACTATTATCTGAATGCCCTTGTGAGATATTCGAGTATTACAAAGTAAATAGTATGCATGGGTTAAACTATGAAGATTGCTTAAAACACCTAAACAACAAAGATCAAGCATACATTTGGGGATGGGCCAACTATGTACCTAACGATGATCTTTACTACAAATTTGGTTGCGATAGGTTTGTATTTATTAACTTAACAAGATGCAAAAAAGACTTTGATACATATGGAGGTGTATTTCATGAGATGATGCACCAAGCGTTAGAACTATACAACTACAATATGATATTTGAAGAAGAGTTAATAACATGGGCAGAAAATGAGACAAAGGAAGTTTTTAAAATAATAAACGAGTATTTATGGAAAGATTGATAATGATATTTATCTATTTAGGTATACCTTTAATCACAGCTTATTTATGGTATATATTAATACATTTTATAATTAAATTTTGGTAAACATGGAAATTAGAGAATTACAGAGAAGAATCCACAAAAACGCAATCGATAAGGGATTTTGGGACAAACCACACAATTTTGGAAACGATTTAATGTTGATCGTGTCAGAACTAGGTGAATGTATAGAAGCGCATAGATGCGGAGATTTTTGCGATATGGAAGCTTACAACGAGTTAATGACAAATGAAACGTATGACTTTGAAACGTGCTTTAAACGTGAAATCAAAGATACGATGGAAGATGAGTTAGCAGATGCTTTAATTAGAATACTAGACACCGCAGCAGGTTACTCAATAGACTTGCAGAAACACGTAGAACTTAAAATGCTATACAATGAGAAAAGGGAACGTTTGCACGGGAAGAAATACTAAGTTCTCAAAACGAGAATTAAGGTTAAAAAGGGCAAAGTTAAGAGGTGACAAGTGTCACTTTAGAAATCAAATTAATAAACAATTAAATAATAATAACGATGACAATAACTGAAAAAATCAAAGCTTTACAAAGCCAATTAACAGGCGATTTAATGAACGATTGCGGAACTCACAACGAAATCTATAAGTTAAAGATTGAACTTGCAAAAGAGCAAGGAATAACCATAGATCAATACGAGGAGGATAATAGAGATGAATGCGAAGCTTGTGGGAGTTAATTACTGCTAACGTATGGTACTATAAAATCGTTTTAATGTTTTATAGTACGTGTTACCTGCTGGTGCGGATAATTAGCACAAAACTTGAATCGAATAACAAAGACTTTTTCTTTTCTTTTTTGTGCGGTGGAAAAATTTTAAAAGATGGATATAGAAATAGATAATGAAACACCTGATTTTAAATGTAAACAATGCAAAACAGGTGTATCAATTTATAATGAAGAATATTGGACAGGTGAATTTGATGTAGATTGTCCGGTATGTAGAACAAAACATAAATTAATGAGAGAACTTATAGAAAAGATTACATTATGCGAATAAATAAAATATACAACGAAAATTGCCTTGATACAATGGCTAAAATGCCTGATAATTTCATTGACTTAACTGTTACTTCGCCACCTTATGATAACTTACGAGAATACAAAGGTTATTCATTTGCATTTGAAGATATTGCTAAGGAACTTTACAGAGTAACAAAACAAGGTGGAGTAGTAGTTTGGGTTGTAGGTGATGCAACAAAAAACGGAAGTGAAAGCGGAACATCATTTAAGCAAGCGTTATTTTTTAAGGACATAGGATTTAATTTGCAAGACACTATGATATATCAAAAAAGCGGAGCTGGTGCAGTAGGAAGCAATAAATGTTATATCCAAAACTTTGAGTATATGTTTGTTTTTAGCAAAGGAAGAATAAAAACGACAAACCTTATTGAAGATAGAAAGAACAAAAAAGTTTGTACAACTATGTCAAATGGAAGCAGAGATAAAAACAATGCAGACAATGAACGAAAATACAGAACAATAACTACAAAAGAATACGGAAAAAGGTTTAATATTTGGCAAATAGAACAAAGGAATAACCAAGATGAATTTCATTTATTGCATCCTGCACCATTTCCACAGCAATTAGCAAACGACCATATAATTAGCTGGAGTAACGAAAATGATTTGATTTACGACCCATTTATGGGAAGTGGAACAACTGCTAAAATGGCTATATTAAACAATAGAAAATACATCGGCAGTGAAATTTCAGAAGATTATTGTAAGATTATGGAAGAACGTGTTAAAAAAGCTTGGGAAGAAAAAAGAAAAGAAAAAGATTTACAAGTAAGCACTCTATTCGGAGACGAAATGTAGCACTTGCGGGTAACACAAAGATAAGAGCCGTTTTTAAATGGCTTTTATCAACTGTTAGGAGTAGTTTAATTAAATTTAAAGAATGAAAATAGTATTAACAATAGAAGAGGACGAGTTCGGAGATTTGAATTCTGAATTAATAGCGGAAGATATACAAATATTAGAAGCATTAGAAATAATAAGAGAAGCACAAGAGGAGCTATATTTAAGTAGAATAAATTTAAACTAAAAAACAATGAGTGAAGTAAAAGGAACGATTAAAGAAATCAAATCAACACAAGTAGTAAGTGATAAATTCAAAAAAAGAGAATTTGTATTAACCACTGAAGACAAGTATCCACAGGATGTACTATTCCAATTATCACAAGATAACTGTGATCTGGTAGATATTTTTAAGGCTGGTGATAAAGTAACACTTGCTTATAATCTAAGAGGTCGAGAATGGGTAAATCCACAAGGAGAAACAAAATATTTCAATACACTTGAAGTATGGAAAATGAACTACCAAGATGAAACTATTAAACCTAGTAAAGCAACAGGAATAGTTAAAAACTTTCAAGAGGACATGATTAACACAATGACTCAAGAAGCAGATTTGCCATTTTAAAATAAATTACTATATTTGTAAAGCGCACAAGGGAGTAGTCGGTCAAACGTGATGTTGCTCCCTTTCTAATTTAAACTATATGACAAACATTATAATAAGTCTTTTTGTTGCATTCATAGTTCACCAAGAACTAAACTTCGGTTACTATGTAAGAAAATGGACAGGGACTAGAATTTCAAAACCAATTAAAATATTAGATTGTTTTCCATGTTTTAGTTTTTGGACAGCAGTAATAATAAGTTTATTCACTCAAGACTATTTAGCTCCGCTAGCAGTCTTTTTAATAATAAAGTTTTATGATAATAAGTAAGAACGCCTACGAGTCTTTTTTAAAGGTTAAAGAACTAATCAAAAGACCACAAATCAAATACTCTAATGAAGAGTTTTTATTACTTTCAGAAGTATACGCAGAGATAACTAAAAAGCCTTTAACAAAAGGTTGTGCTGGTTGTCTTGAAACAGGTTTGAAGATCCTAAATAACTGGATGAATCTTTTTGAAGATGCAACTAGACTAGCGTATGAGACAAAAGAAGTAGTTAAGAAAGTAAGAAAGAAGAAAGCACAATGAAAACTTTAATTGCTAAAAGACTAGATTTCGCTAAGTCATATACTGATTACCCACAAGCAGCAACTGAGAATGCTAAAATAGCACTAAGGTATGCAGAAGAAAATGGTTGGGGAAGTTGTGGAACTCCAGTAGGTAAACAAAGAGCAAATCAATTAGCAAAAAGAGAACCAATAAGCGAAGATACAATATCACGAATGGCTTCATTTGAAAGACACCGACAAAACTCAAACAAAGAATTAGGAGATGGATGCGGTCGTTTAATGTGGCTAGCATGGGGTGGAGATGAAGGAATCGAATGGGCTACAAGAAAATTAAAACAGATTAGAGATGGGAAAGCATAAGTACATAGAGACTCCCGAAAAACTTTGGGAACTATTTGAAGAATATGTTTTACATGAGAAAAAAAACCCTATGTATAAAACAGAATATGTAGGTAAAGATGGAAGGACTGAATTAACACCTTTAGAGACTCCGATAACGTTTGAAGGCTTTGAATGTTATTTGATGGATAAAGGAATAATAGGAGATTTAGGACACTATTCACAAAATTTAGATGGTAGATATAAAGAATATGTACCCATCATTACACGTATAAGAAAAAATTGCTTTGTGCATAACTTTAGAGGGGCTTCTGTTGGTTTGTTTAATGCTAATATCATAGCTAAGAAATTAGGACTATCTGAGAAAGTAGAAACACAGCAAACGATTATACAAAGGTTTGATTTCGATGTCAACGATTAAGGGGTATAAACCACACGAAAAACAAAAAGAAATACATAACTCTATAATCAATGAGAGTTATAAATATTATATTCTAAACATAGGTAGGCAGTTTGGTAAAACAATGCTAGGTATAAACCAAATGTTATACTGGGCCATCAATCACAAGGGTTGTAATATTGCATGGGTTACTCCTATCTATAAACAATCAAAGAAAGTATTTGATGAAATGGAGAAGGTCACGAAAACGAGTGGCCTATTCGAGTATAATAGATCTGACTTAACGATAACAGGTTTTAATTCTCAGATTCAATTCTTCTCCGGTGAACGACCTGATAACATTCGAGGTAATACGTTCGACTATCTTATAGTAGATGAGATGGCTTTTACACGTCCAGAATTATGGAGTGAGGTATTAAGTGCAACGGTCCTAGTTAAAGGTAAGAAGGTAATCTTTATTAGTACACCAAAAGGTAAGAACCATTTTTACCAATTAAGTTTACAACCTAACTACGATAATCGTTATAAGTACTTCCATTATTCTAGTTACGACAACCCTATGATTGATGCGGAGGACTTAGAAGAAAGGAAAAGGAGTTTACCTAAACACATCTTTGAACAGGAATATTTAGCGAAGTTTATTGATAATGCTAGTGGACTATTTAAGAATGTCGATAGTTGCGTAATTAAGACCGCTGAACGTACGCAAAAACTATTCGGAGGGTTAGATATAGGTAGAGCAGATGACTACACTGTGTTAACTATTTTAAACAAAAACTATCAAATGATATATGTTCAAAGGTGGAGACAACAAGAATGGTCCAAGATTATAGACGAGGTTGCAACTAAGATCCGTGAGTACAATGCTGAGATATTTGTCGAAGTGAATAATCAAGGAGACGTGTTCTTTGAAATGTTACAGAATAAAGTATACAACAATATACAGCCTTATGTAACCACTACAGCAACTAAACCGATAATGATTGAAGATTTAGCGGTACACTTTGAGAATAAAGATATCGGAATACTAAACGAGAATTGGCTAGTAGATGAATTGAACGCATTTACTTATATTTACAACGAGAAAACTAGGAGAGTACAATATGGCGCACCACAAGGAGTACATGATGATGGTGTGATGTCGTTAGCACTTGCGGTACAATCAATAAAAAAGAATCAATATGGCTATTTTGAAGTATATTAATATTAAAGCACCGAAAACATTAAACGATTTACGCATAAGACATTTGAAGTCGTTAACAGATGAAAGGTTTCAAAACGACATGAGTCTAGATACGATCATTGATTTTATACACGCCATAACAGATTCTGATAAGGAAGATTTAAGAAAGGTTAATAAGAATGATTTATTAAGCATACACAGACATTGTGTGAGACTTTTTAAGTATTTTAATATCACAGAACCTAAACAAGAAATAACTATCTTAAAACAAACATATGTGCTTGTAGATCCTTCTAAGGTTGGGATAGGTTGGCACATTGATATAAGTAACTCAGACCTACAAAATGATCCTAGTAGATTAGCTTCATTAATGTACATTGAGAAAGGTACGGTTTATGGTGAACTTGACGAAAATCTAAACATGAAGTATAGCAATCAAGAACGGGCGAAACTCTTTGAAGAACACTTGCCACTACCTGACTATCTTAACTTAGTCAGTTTTTTTTTGCGACAATCAATCGTATTAATGAGCAGTTATACGGAAAACAAAAAGACGAGGATAAGCCTACTAAGGGCAACGATAGGTTTGTTTGGGAAAAACTAATTCACTATCTAAGTAAAGAATATAATCAAACTTGGGAGCAAATCGTTAAATGGAATATATTTACCTTTAATCATAGGTTAAAATTTATTAACTTTACCAAACAAGAAGAAATTAAAACGATTCAACGTGACAGAAGGTGAAATAGCAGCAAGTTTAGATTTTGGTAGATCAAAGGATATATTAGAGAATAAGTCTAAAAATCCTATGACTGATTTATTATTGAAGATCACAAATGAACTTATTGAAGATTGGCGAAAGGAGTTAATTAAAAACGACTCTTATGCTACTGGTGGTTTAGCTGCATCTTTGAGACCTGTTAACATGAAACCTGAGTCTATAGAAACGGAAGCCGAAAACCATTGGAAGTATATTAACTATGGTGTAAATGGTACTATGGTTAATAGAGGTGCGCCAACACATGGAAGAGCGCCAAAAGGTAACCTATCATTTTATGAAGCCATAAAGAAGTGGATGTATGACAAAGGTATTAACCCGCCACAAGGGTATACAGTAGAACAGTACGCTGCAATGGTTAAGACCAGCATACGAAAAAAAGGTATTGAAGGGAATCACTTCTTCGATAAGGTACTAAACGAAAAAAGAGTTGACGAGATCAGAGAAAGGATTTCCAACCTAGCAGGAGCAGCAATAAAAACGATGATAATAAAACCAAAATAAATGGCAGTAACTATAACACAAGAACCTGATAAGTTTACACCTTCGGACAATCCAATAGTGTATGCTTTCAAACAACCATTGACAGTAAGTGGAAACCAAAAGTATAACGTATCTTTTGTGGTGAAGGTATTCATTGGAGTAGCTGAGATAGGTACTTTCGAAATATTCCCTGAGTTAATCACAAGTGATTTTTTTGGTAAGATAGATTTGAGTGATAAGATACGAGGGTATATAACTAATCATTCAGTGAGTAATTCAACAACATCACCGACATTCCTATACGACACGCAGAACTACGTAGAGACTCATATAGAGATACAAGAGAAATACTCGACCGATCCTAACGTAGATCCAACAACACAAGTCGCAGTGACCACTAGTAGTAATACTATAGCTTTTAAGGGATCTTTGAGTAGATCAGAGTTTGCGGTATGGGATCATTCAGAGTATAAAAAAGGTGGTTTATCAAGACAATTCTTAACCGACAGAAGCTTTACAAGTGCATATGGTGTTACTTCATATACAGCTACTGAGAAGAAAGGAGATACAACTATACTTTCATATTTTGACAATAGTGATTTAGATACACCAGCTGATTATTATGTAAAATTTATTTACCAAATACCAAGTGGTAATGTTACACAAACAACAACCTTTATATCTTCTTATCAAGGATCTGTTTCTGCGATTCGTTTTAATCTACAAGAGCAACTAGATTTAGGTAATATAACACAATCTACTTATGATGATTGTACAGGTGTAATCATAGCTTTACAAGACTTATCTAACGTTGGAAGAATGGGACTATATACTATTTATTTCTCAGATGCTTGTTTCGATAAGGGTGCTAGTTTAATTTGGTTAAACAAGTTTGGAAGTTACGATAATTATAGATTCACGTACAACTCACGTATCTCAGCTAAAATTGAAAGCAAATCATTTTCTAAACGTCAAGGTGAATGGAATAGTATAAATAATACATATTATACAAGCAACAACACGTTTGGTAGGATAAACTATTTAAAGACTATCACAAAACAGTTAGAGCTATCCTCTGATTGGTTAACTGAGGATCAACAAGCTTATGTAGTGAACGTTTACGAAAGTCCTCTAGTGTACATTAATGAAGGCACAGAAGTCGAAAACGTAGTTATTACTAATTCAGCATACCAGCTAAAACAAAGCGAACATGACGAGCTATTTAATGAAATAGTTAACATTGAATTCACGGATAAAAAATCAATCACACTATGAATAGTAGGCTAGTAGTTAATGGTTACGAGTTAGACCTTTCAGAAAGTATTGCAGTACCTTTAAATCTTTCAATAACGGATATTAAAGAGCCTGAGAAACGTAAACGTTCATTCTCTAAGACTTTAACGTTAGAAGGCACGAGTAATAACATGGCTTTCTTTATCGCAGCTTATTCACTAGATGTGAGTATAGAGAAAAGTATTAATATTCAATTCACACCCAATAAAAGATACGATTGCGAACTATATAAAAACGACTTACGAATTTTTAAGGGTAAGTTCAAACTTAACGAGGTTAAGATTCTTGAAGGTAATTACTCTTTTGATTGTAACTTGATAAGTGATGCAGTGGACATCTTTGCAAAGCTTAAGGACAAGAAACTAAACGAGCTTGACTGGTCCGAATACGATCACTTACTAACTAGGGATAACGTTATTAAATCTTGGAGTGAAGGTATAAAGTTAAACGGAGTAGATAATAGAAACTTCGGAGCTGATTCTAGAGGTTATCAACCTAAGTCATATGGGTACATTTATCCTATAGTAGACTATGGTTATGTCAAGCCTAAAAACAATTCACCGCTGAACTTTAAGGTTAACCAGCTATTCCCTTTCATATACGTAAAAGAGGCTGTCAAAAAGTGTTTAGATTTCGCTCTAGAAGGCACGAATATAGAAGTTGATTACACTACTACGTTTTTCAATAACGAGAACATGAAGAAGTTGATTTATGGCTTTGGTGGCGGTGAGCAAAATAAACTAAATTCAACGCAGGTAAGTCAATCGCAGGTATTAATCAATAATGCTACAAACAATAGTGTATATCAATCAAAAAATGTAGGCTATTACTTTTTCTCTGATTTGTTTAACGTATTAGATCAATTTTCATTCACTCCAACATACGATGCTAATATTTTAAATCAAAATACAGGTCGTATCAAGATGAATATCCCCGGCAAGTATAAACTATCATTTTCTACTGAGTCTGTTTATTATACGTCTGCTATTGGTTACAATCCTATTACTTTTGATACTTTTAACGAGGTCATAGTGTACGTTGATGGTTTGCAGGTATACAGATATAAATGGAAACAATTAGTTGATGTAATAACTACTATTTCATTCAACACGAATATAGATGTTAAAGCAGGTCAAGAAGTATACTTGGAGCTTGTGTTCGCTGGAGGTTGTTCAACAGGTGGTTCAACAGGATATCAATCTTTCTCATTGAACTTCTCAAATACAGATATTAATCTAATTGCTGATAATTCAATCGCATTAACTGATAATTCACCTGTTAGTTTGTCATCTTCTTTGCCTGACATCAAATGCTCAGACTTTTTGAAGGGAATTTTAAACTTGTTTTACGCTTATATGAGTGATCCTATTTATGATCCTGTTACAAATAAGTCATTATTAACGATAAATAGCTTTATAAATTTCTACGATTCACAAGAAAACTACGATAATTGGACTGATTTAGTTGATGAATCAAAGGATATTACTATTCAATCTAATAGCTTAGTGCAGGGTAATGTATACCAATATACATTTAGTGAGGAGAAAGACTATTTAAATCAACAATATAGGGACTTAGTAGGCTCTAATTATGGTGAAAAACAGCTCGAAATAGATACTTGGTTGAATGGAGTGGTTAAATTTGAACTACCTTTCAATACATATGTGCCATATAAGATAGAGAATAGCCAATTAATCTACCCATTAGTAATAGAACAATCTACCGATTCTAATAATAACATAGTTACAAAACCTTATAAAGGAAAAGGAATGCTTACTTTCTACAATGGGTTAAGGAGTGGAGTAGTTAATATCTACGATGTAGAGGATGCCGGTGGTACTTATACTATTAAATATGACTTTCCTATGATTCATCATTTGAGATTTAAAGACAATCCAACGAATAACTATTCATTCGAACCTTTGTTTGATTTACACTTTGCACCTAGAAGTACAACCTTTGACGACATCTACGCTGTACCTGAGAATTCTAACACGTTCGAAATATATCATAGAAAATTCGTAAATGAGATAACATCTATTGATAGTAAATTAGTAACTTTATACCTTAAGTTATCATATAAAGATATTAACGAGTTGGATTTTGCAAAACTAAAAATGATTGATGGCGTGTTGTATAGGTTAAACACGATTAAAGATTTCGATTCAGATGCATACGGGACTACTGAAGTAGAACTAATTAAATACCTAGGATAATGGCTATCATTGATATTAAGCAATACGAAGATTATATTTTACAAGCTGAAATTCTAACAGGAACTTATGATTGGAATGGTTCGGTTGGTAGCGTTTTAATCGGTTCTAACGACACTTTGACAGGTGAATTTAATTCTCAGTTAATAAGCACATCACAAGGTTCTAGTGGTTCTGCAAATGATATTTGTCAAACTCATGTAAGCGGTGGGTTTAACGATTGGTATCTACCTTCGAATGATGAGTTAACGGCAATATATCAAAAGGGAATATTAAACACTTCGGATTTATATTGGAGCTCAACAGAATATGATATAGATAATGCCTATCATATAGTAGGTAATACCGGTACTGTCAGCGAAACTTTGAAGGCTATCAATTCATTTAACTTAGTAGCGGTTCGAAAAGAATATACAACTACTTCTGTAACTATTGAACGTATGAAAGTACAATCGAAAAATGCGCCAATATTAAGAGGTGGTGAAAATAACGCAGACGAGGATGTATATAAAATGTTAGGGGGTGTAAATGGTATAAGTAAAAATTCAAATATATTAAGCAATGAGTGACGAAACAAGAAGAATAATTATTAAAAAAGGGAGTGGAGT